ATCTGGCCCGTGGTCGGGTTGAACGAACCAACGCCACCATCGCCAAGGTTGACGCTCTGATACTGCACGGGCTTCGCCACTTCCGGCGAAATCCCCGCCTGCGCCGACAGCGCCGCGATCTGGCCGTCTAGCGCCTGGTCCGTGAACTTCGTCACGTCCAGCGGCATCTGCGAGACGTCCTGCCCGATGATCTGGGAGATGACCGGCGCGTTCTGCTGCCACCATTGGCCGCGCTGCTGTTCTGGCAAGGCGCGTTGCTGCTGCATGAGCGCGAGCGTCTGCTTGAGCTTGTCGCCCTCTGCGGCCTTGTTCGTCGCCTGTCGCTTCTCAAAGCCTGCGGGGTCCAAGCCACGCTGAAAGCCGTCGAAGGCCGACGCCAGAAGCGCATTGCTTGGCGGTCCTTGCGGGGGCGAGAACGGGCTGACCGTAGAAGCGGCCATCGGCGGCGGTGTGTTTGGCGCACTCCGCATCGCACCAGGCTGATAGGCATCAGCCGAGACGTCATAAGCGGGCGCAGGCGCGGGCGCACCCGTCGCCATCGCCAGCGGGTTCTTTCTTGCGGTGTAAGCTACCATAATCAGCCCCAACCCTGTCCGGGATAAGCAGCGCGCGACGGATCAACATAGCCGGGCTGGCCGTAGGTCGGCTTTCCCGGTTTCCTGAAGTAGTCAGCAGCCGCGCCAGCCACGCCCGAGGCTGCTTGGCTGTAGCCTTGATATGCGGATGAAAGCGCATTCGCCCGCGCATTGCCCGCCTGCATCATCGCATTACCAGCATTCGCGCCGTAGTTGCCGGCCGCAGTTGATGCGAGCTGCGAATTCGTCTGGCCCATGCCTGCGAGATTGGCGAGTTGGTTCGTGTAGTCGCCAAACGCGCCGTAGGTGTTCCCGGCCAAGGTTTTCGCATAACGGCCTTCTGCAGCGCCGCTGATGGACTTGCCAGCCGCGCCGAGGTTGCCCTTGATCTGGTCGAACTGGCCGTCGCTGATCGTCGTGGCGAGCTTCGCATAGGGCGAGGCGTAGAAGTCTGCGAGCGGGTTGGACGCGCCGCCCTGCATCTGCTGCGCGCCGCCCGCGCCCTGCATCGGCTGGCTGGTCGGAAGCTGCCGACCCTCCTGCTGCCCAAAGTTGGCGTAGTGATAGGACGCGAAGTCATTCGCGTTCGGGTACATCTCCCGCAGCTTGGCGTTCGACTTCCAGTAGTCCATGACGTCAGGATTGCTTGCGAGATAGCCCGACCATTGATCGGACTGGCCGTTGACCGCGCCGCCACCGCCGCCACCATAGGCCGCCTGATAGTCCTGCGGGGCAATGCCGAACAGCGCAGCGAGCTTGTTACTGGCCGCGCCGCCCGTCATGTACCCCGGCGCAGCTAGCCCGCGCTGGTCCATATAGATGTTCTTTTGCAGCGCGGTCGTCTGGTTCGCTGCCTGCTGCTGCGCCTTGGCTGCGGCTTGACCGCCAGCGCCTGACAGCGCGCCGCCAGCAAGGCTGGCGACTGCCGGAATTATGATTTCCCACATTCTATGCCGTCCTGATTTCAAAAAGTTACGGCGCTACGCCTTCAGCGTAGATCGCGACACCGATTGATATGCTTGCCGTCGCCGCGAGGCTGTCGGTAACCGTACAGGTTGCGATGTCCTCCGTGGTCGTGCCGATGGACACGAACCCGGTGAAGCTGGTCGTTGCAGATGTTGACGCGCCGATTGTGAAGTTCGCCAAGTCCAGAACCCACGCATAGGTGTAAGGCCCCGTCCCACCCGTTGGCGTCACCGTCACCGCGTTAGTCGTCGCAGTTCCCGAACCAACACGATCCCCGAATGCGCTGGAAGGCGTTGCAGAGGCATAGAAGCCTCCCGGCGCTGTCTGGCTCGCCAGTGTGGCAATGCCCGCAACCGCTCCCGTTGCCGTCGCTTGCGCCTGCGCTGCCGCAGCCTGGGCCTGTGCCACCCCACTGTTGACGTTGTCCGTGAACGTCACGCCGCCCGTGAGATACTTGTACCACTCAGGCGTCAATCGCCCGTCCTTGTCCACGAGCGGCACGGCCAGCGATGGCGGTTTAGGAGCCCGCGCCATTACAGATCCTCATTGACCAGCACGCCCAGATAGGCCGCCGGCGCGGGATCGGACTTGCTGAACTGGAACACCATGCCCGCAAGCTTCGTTCGCCCGCAGCGATGCCAGACCGTGCGCTGGTCGTAGACACCCTGCGCGCCCAGCTTCCGGTCGCGCCAGTTCGTCCATGTATTGCCGCCATCCACTGACGCGCGCATCCGCACGATAGGGTTAACACCCTGCCCGGTCGCCACGCCAACGCCCTTGGCGCTCTCGAGCCGCAGCGTGGTCACTGGCAAACTATCAGGAACGCCGCTCATGTGCGCCGTGAACTCGCGCACGATCTCCGTCCCCATCGTCGTTGTGTTCGCCATGCTCTCGGACGTGTAGTCCCGGCTCAGCTCGTCAAACTGGCCCGTTGCATCGCAGACGAACACACGGCCCGCAGCCGTGATGATGTCCGTGTATCGCCACGAGTTTTGCAGGTTGGTTCCGCGCGTGTGCCATTCCTGCGTCAGCACGTCGAACACCATGCAAGCCGTAGGCGTCCGGTAGCTGATGAAGATGTGGCCACGGTCCTGGTACGTCTTGCCGATAATGTTGGCCGCGCCTGCACTGCGCAGCGCCGCAGATACCCAAGGTTCTGAGACGATGGGCGAGCCGCCCTGTCCCAGCCTGCGGACGTTAAACGCCTCGTCCACGAAAAACAGCGAGTTGTCAGCCTTGACGATGCCGTCACGGCACGCGCAGCCGACTTGCTGCGTCATGCCCGCCTGCGCCGCGAAGGGGTCCGTGCTGTCACCCGTCTGCGACCAGACTTCAATCGTCTGCGAGCCCAGCAGGTAATAGAACTCGCCCAGCACGCGGCCCGCGATGATGTCGTCAGGCGAACTCTCTGCCGTGTAGTAGTTCAGCGCCGTGGTCGATTGCAAGTCGAGAACCGAGGTAAACCCGAAACGGTTCTTCCATGTCATCAGCCCGCGCTGGCCCAGCGTGTCCACACTGGTAAAGACCGTTGCGCCTGCATCAGAAAGCAGGGTCGTGAAGCCCGTGTTTACCGCGCTGTCAGTGTAAGCAACCGTCGTGTTTGCCGCTGCAAGCGATGTCGTGCCGAACGTGAACGCGCCGTCTGATTTAGTGGCTGTCACGTAGCCGATGCGAACGCGCGTGGTGACAACCGTGGGCAAAGCAGCCGCCGCCGCCGATGCGCTGGCATAGCCCGTAGCATTGGCTGGCGCTTCGATTGCCGTGATGGTCCCGGCAGCGTCGATGTCCAGCGCAACCGCGCCGAACAGGCCAAGCGGGACCACATCATTGCCCGGCGCCGTACCAGCCGCAACCGCCGTCTTGTTATAGACCGTTCCAGCTATCGAATAGCTGAACGCGCCGGTTGCGACGTTTGCAGGCGTGGAGCCAATAGCGAGGTTTGGGTCAACCGTGACGCCGTCAGATGCGCGCCTGATATACGTCCCGTCAGACACATAGGGCTGGCCGTTGAAAAGCCCAAAGCCCTCGGTTTCCGTGAATGCGAAATCGCCACGATCTGTCCCGCTGATGGTCCCGGTCAGGCTGCTTGTCGTGTTGGTGGATGGCGCAAACGTCGATAGCGTCGTCCCCTGCGCGATCAGCACATTGCCCGAGGCGTGGCCGTCAGCCTGCCACATGCCACGGCACGCGCCAGCGAAGTCCGCACGCTGGAGACTGCCAGGCGCTTCGATCAGCACATTCTCGCGTTGCGGGTCGTTCGGATGCGGCTCGCGATAGACGTTGTGGCACTTCTTCTCGGCAAGCCCCGTGACAACAGCAGAGGCTGCGGACGTCGCCATCGGCACGCGCATCAGAAGTATTCCGCCCGCGTCGGCTTGTTGAACCGCTCGCCGCTGGACACCAGACGCCGCAGGTTGCGTTCCGCCGTCGGCTCGTAAGTCTGACGGAACGATGCGGCTTGCCCGCCGTCCATGTAGTCGTCAGCCGCATGGCAGGCGACATACATGGCGAGGTCTTCCAGCATCGACTGCGGGCAAGCGCTGTCGGACCAGTAGGCAATGCCAAGGTCGCGCAGCTTCTCGTTGACGCTGGCAATCAGCCCCTCGATCAGCGCGGTGTCCTCGGCTTCCGCCGTCTCGCCTGCCTGAAGCACCTTGAGCTTTTGCAGCACGCGGTTGCGCAGTTCGGCAAGGGTCGCGTCAGCCATTGACCACCTCGCCCTCGATCACTTGCATCGGTTCGCGTGTCGCGCCCTGAAGCGCCGCGCGCAGCCGTTCGATGCCCCAGCGCTTGTCATAGTTCGCGCCGAGGTCGTCCAGTTGCTGCTTGATGATGGCGCGCTCGTCCTGTTCCCGTGAGCCTTTCGGCTCCGGCGCATCCTGCGGAACTTCCGTAAAATACGGATGGTTCCGCAGTTTGTTGACCTGCCAGGGCAACAGGTGCCCGACATCAACAGGTGCGCCAGCCGAAAACGTGACGCCGTAGAGGGAGGCGAACTCGTCGCCCCCCTCATCGTCACCTTTCCAGATGAAGGCCGTCATTAAACGGCCAGCGTCGGATCGACCACGTAGTACACGACGAGCGAAATTGTGCCCGTGTGGCCTGCGTTGCCAGCCACGTTGGCTTCGACTTGCAGCTTTGTCTTCTTCGTGAAGAACGGCAGCACGCCAGTGGCGAGAATGCCGCTCAGCGGGTACATGAGGCCCGCAACCGGCGACACGTTGCCAAGGGCAAACGCGTCACCCGTCAGCACGCCGAGATTGCCGAGCCCGTCAGGGTCAGCAGCATCATACGTGCCAGAGCCGCCGTTAGCGGCCCAGCCGAGGTCCATGTCCAGCGTCTCCGTGCCGGTATCAAGGTCGGCGCCGTAGAACATGCCTCCGACGACAACCGCCCCGGCCGGAACCCAGCACATCTCGAAGATGTCGCCATCTTCGACCGCAGCCCCGATTGTGTAGGAGCCGTAAGCGCACTGGAGAACGCCAGCCAGGGAAGGACCCGCAATCGGGAAGCCTGTTGCACCGCGCGTAGCGGTGAGTGTTTCAGCAACCATTGGTAATGCTCCTTACGAGTCGGCGGCGGCTGCGAAGAAGCACGACACCATGCCGTGTTGCTTGCCGTTGTATGCGAGTTTCTTGACGCCAAGCAGTTCCTCGATGGCGACACCAGGGCGGAACTTGTAGTCCTTGTCCATGTCGCTGCGCGGGGTCGGCTCTTGACCCCATGCGATGCCGACAGCCTGCGCGCCGCACAGGAACACCGGACGGACGTCCGTCGTTCCAGAAGCGCCGGCGTTGGTCAGGTTGTAGGTTCCGGTCGATGCGATGTCGTCGATCTCCGGGACTTCGCGATGGATGATCCCGTCATAGAGCAGGTCGCCGTCCTGAAAGATTGGGTTGTCGTCCATGCCAGAGCCTTCACGCGAGCGAGCCTCACGGTTCGCTTGCGTCATCGTGGTGTCGGCCTTCAGGTCGCGGAACGTCCGCGCCCCGTGGAACGCCACGTAGTATTCCCGGCCGTCCGCTGTCTTGTACGGGCGGATATGGGGGTCAGCCGACTTGGCGATGCGCTTGCCAAGCGACATCGACGCAACCGTGCATTTGTCGTCGGTCGTGTCGAGCGTTGCCGTGGCGGTTGCCCAAGTCGCGGAGTAGTTCGACTTGAGCTTGCCGAACAACAGGCGGTCAGCGTTCGCAGCCGCGTAAGCGTTGCGGTTCGCAGCTGACGAGCTTGCAAGCGTGACAGTCGTGTCGCCAGTCGTGACAGCCGACAGCATAGCCGTGATGACATCGTCACGCAGCTTCTCCGCTTCCCACTGGCGCAGCATGTCCTTCGCAGCGCCGTACAGGTCAATCTCGGTCTTGTAGCTGGTCGATTTCGGCACGCGCACGCCGTTCCTGCGCCAATCGACGGAGATTGCGCAGTTGTAGTTGCCGAGTTCTTCCTCGGCGCCGTCGAGCATGGTTGCCCCGCTCACGCCCTGGCCGACCAGTTTCGTGATCAGCGGGATGTTGATGGTCTTTCCCGCTTCTTCCTGAAGCTCGTACTTGGCGATGATGATGGATGACGACGAGCGGCCCATGTACGGCTTGAAGCCGGACGCGCGGACATACTCAGCGTAGTATTGGCTGATCCACTTCTGTTTCTCAGAAGCAGAAGCCAGCATGACTTCTGACATTGGTTATCCTCTGAATAGGTTATCGAAAGCGTTGCCCGGTCCCGTAGGAACCGCGCCTGCTCTCGCTGCCGCTGGTCTTCCGACCACACTCGGCGGGGGTTGCTGTGACGATGGGGCCGGCTGGACGCCTTGGCCCTGAAGTTCAGCCAGTACCTGCGCGCGGATCTTCTCGGCCTCAGACTTGCGCCACGCTTCCGGGTCTTGCCCGATCTCTGACATCAGCTTGTGCTGGCGGTGCCATTTGACGACAAAGTCGTATGGATGGATCTGGCCTTGCAATTGCTGTTGCAGCATCGGGTTCTGACCGACAGCGGCCAGGAATGCCTTCTGCGCCTCGCTCACGATTTCCTCGCCATGGCTCTGTCGCGCCATCAGTTCGGATGTGTTCAGACGTTCGTTGAAGGCGATGCGCTGCTGTTCAGCGAGCGCGTACTGGATGATCCCCGAAGGGTCAGTCGGTATCTGCTCGGGCTGTTGCGGTTGCTGGTAGCGTTGGAGCTGTTGCTCAAGGTCTATCCGCTTGGCAGTCTCGGCTTGTCGTTTGTCGCGCTCGTCTAGAAGCGCGGAGATGGGGACGAAACGCCCTGTTTCCGGATCACGCGCCCTGCCATCGCCTTGCGGCTCGGGTTCGGGTGCGGCTGGCTTCTCGGCTTCGATGACCGGAGCGGATGGCTCAGGCGCAGGCGTTGCCGGTTCTTCAGCGTCCAGAAAGTTCAGCTTTTCATCGCTCATCGTTCGACCTTTCGTCGTCGTCACGCAATCGCCCGAAACAGCGGCGTCCTGTTTGACGCCCGATTGACCCCGGCGGCGGGTACGAAAAAACCCGCCTGATCAGGGCGGGTCACTCATCTCGAATTGTTGCGAAGCGTTACGCCGCCATCAGCAGCATAATCGCCTCGTCCTCGTCTTCCTGTTCAGCCTCGGCCTGTTGCCGCGCGAGCTGTTGAAGCGCACTCGCAAGCTGCGCCTGCGTCCGTGCGATTGCCGCGTCCTGGCGCGCAAAAACGTCTTGCGGCGCGGGAATCGGCGGGATTGCCGGCCGTGGCGTTGGCGGTTGCCAATCGTCCCCGAAGTCCTTGGAGACGGGCTCAGGCTGCTTCTTCTTGCGCTTCTTGTAGTAGTAGGGGTCTTCAGCAACGCCGCCGCTCTTCGAGCCGCTGGACAGCCCGTTATCAACTGTCGGCGCGTGGCCGGTGATGACGAGCGCGCCCGTTCCCGGCGTCACGCTGACGCTGGTCGGAACCGTAACCGTGGGCGGGTAGCCCTGAAGGACCAGCGCGCCAGTTCCAGGCGATGCTGTGACGCTCGTTCCAACTGAAACTGTCGGAGCGAACCCCGTCAGCACCAGCGTGTCTATGCCGGGGCTGACCGTGGAACTTGCGCTGACCGTTGGCGCTTGTCCGGTCAGGACCAGCGTGTCTATGCCGGGCGATGCGGTGGCGTCGGTCGCCCCGCCATCGGGACGCACCGCGATGGTGTTGGCAACCCACGCCAGAGACGCGGCAATCGTCCACGCAGCCGGGTCTTCCGATGACGCCGCGTTGTCGCGATAAGACGATCCAACACCAACGCCCGCCGCGTTGGGGGCATCGTCGTAAATATCATTGGTCGTGTAATTCGTCGGGCCGTCTGTCGGGTCCGCCGTCTGGTTATCAGACGCAAAAACCGTCAGCCATGTGGTGTCAGCGCTGCCCCAGCTTGGCGTCAGGCTGGGCGAGTTCGGAGCCGTGCTGGTGCCTGTCGCCGCCGTTCCAGCCTCAACACTCTGGGCGCCGCTGATGCGGTAGATATGCCAAGCCGAACGCTCGATGGCCGAGGTGTCGATAGACAGAACAGCGCCGTCTTCAGTCCCGTCTGCAACCTTCCAGTACGCCGTCAGGCGCGCGGCTACCCCGCTCGCCGTCGAAAACAGCAGGGTCCATGTTCCCGCCGTGGTGTTGTCCCATGTGACCGTCGCATCGCCATCGTTGGCGAACAGGGCAATGAGAATGTCGTTGGCGTTGACCGTCGCCGGAAGCGTGACGCTCCGGGTCGTAGCGTTGGTGTTGTTGTTGGCTCGTGTGACGGACTGAACGACTGGAAAGGCCATCGCTTAGACCCTCTCGACGACCATCACCCGCGAACCCGTGAACGTCAGCGAGACTATCTCGCGCTCACCAGCCCATAGCTGCGATGCAGCAGACAGCGCCGCGCTTGCTGAGAGGTCGCCGGGAACAGCCACAAGCATCGTCTCAGGCAGCTGCTGTTGCTCAACGAACGCAGGGTCTTCCGCCAACGCTTCCGCCAGTTCGGCTGGAGTCAGCGGCGCAACCACGCGCCGGGACACGATCTCAGCCATACGATGCATAACCCACGTTTCAGCCATTGGGCGGCGGCTCGTCGTGGGATGTTTTTGCCAGTGACAGCGCGAAAAACGTCACCACAACGCCCGCCTGCACGCCAAGAAGGAAGCTCCAGATATCCATGTGCCGCCCCTATGCCAGCGTGAACACGCCGCTTGCGTTAATGGCCACAGTGAGCGTCCCGGATACCGTCGAGACGTTAGTCACCGTGTCCAGTTCGCAGAAGCACAGAAGGTCATCGTTGGTGTTGTCGGCGTAGATCACCGCATATTTGGCCGTGATGGTGGACGAGGTCCACGCCTGGTCATCGCAATCGAAGGTCACCGTGCCGGTCGATCTGACCCATGTGCAGGACAGCGTCTTGCCCGCCGTGGTGTAACCGCCGCCATTGGCAACTTCAGCCGTCAGATCCGCATAGCGGCAATCGGTCGATGTGCCGGCGAAGGTCGCAGCAAGCGCCTGCGCGTCGGTGCAGAGCGCCATCTTGAAGGTCTGCGTGTCGAGGTCAAAGACCCCATCCGCCAACTTTTCCTTGGCGATGTTGAAGACTGTCCATGCGCCCGCAGCCATCAGCTATTTCCCTTCTTGATGCGAACGCCCATCGCCTTGCCGGTCTTCGGATCGCGGACCAGTTCCTTCTCGGACGATGCTGCCGCTTTGACTTCCTCAAAGCCCCTCACCATGATCTGCGCGAGCTGTTCCAGGCCTTGCAGAACCGCATCCTGCTTCTGACTGAGGTCATCGATGCGCGGGTCTGGCATTTCTTCAGGCTGTTCGGGCGGGGTCTTGAGCGCCATTTCCTGCGAGCGGAAGCCGTCTTCAGCCTGCGCACGCGACCTGTTGAACTCAAGCTGCTGCTGGCTTTCCTGCGCCCTCGTGGACATTTCCTGCGCTTTGAATGCGCGTTCCTGGTCAGAGCTTTCCCGCTCCAGCATCATCCGTTCACGCTCAAGCGCACGGGTTTCAGCCTCGGAGCCAAGCTTCTGGCGTTCCATCTCGAGCTGAAGCGGGGCCAACTGGCTATCAAGCTGCGCCTTGGACATCGTCGCCTGCGCTTGCGCCTGCTTCAACCCTACCTCGGCTTCCTTGCCCGCAATCTCCGCCTCGGCAGCGCGCTTCTGCATCGCCTGCGCCTCGGGGTCCTGCTGCTGGCCTTGGCCGCTCAGGAGCTCCGTCATCTTCTTCTTGCGCTGCGCCGGCAGGCTGCTCGCCTCGATCAGCGCCAGTGCGTAAGGCGGAGGCAGGGCTGCAAGCTGCGGCATGATCTGCGCCAGTTGCTCGAATTCCTCGCTCTGGAGCGTCACCGTGTCCGGTCCCGTCTCAAGGATCACGTCCACATCCATCTGCGCCACGGCGTTCTGCACCTGCGGCTGGCCCGTCATCGGGTCCACCTGCACCTGGTTCAGCCCGATGAATTGCGTCGCCTGCTCGTCGTCAGTGATCCTGACCCATTTGGGCGAGGTCCAGAACTGTTTGATCCTGGCCCATGTGGCCCGGTAGACGCGCAGCTTGAAGTCATTGAACCGGTCATACAGCGGCGCAAGCTCGGCAAGCCCTGCCTGCTGCTGGGCGATGATGGCGCGTCCGCTCTCGCCTTCGGTGCCCTTGCCCTGAAGCGCATTGTTCGGCCCGAGAAGGTCAATCTCGGCTTTCGCCTCCTGCAACATATTGAGGTTGCCGGTCGTCTCCTGCGCCGTGTCCAGCACCTGCACCGCTTGCGGGTCAACAACCTCGACCCAGCCATCAGGACGCGCAATCTCGCGCTTGGCCTGGCCTACATCAGCCACCGCGCCCTGTTGCGCCATGACGCGGCGCGAGTGCAGGAAGTGGACAGCCTTGGACCGGCGATGGTTGATCTCGTCCTGCGGGCCGCGCATGTCGGCAACCACGCCGTAACGGGCGTTCTCGCGGTCAACGTAGGCGCTGAACGCCTCGATGGGGCAGACGGTCTTGCCCTTCTCGTCGCGGTAATAGCTCGGCCCGTCCATGACGAGCGTGGAGCCCACCACGACGGCGTAGTTATGCTCAGAGCCAGCCTTGTAATAAAGCTGGCAGACCTGGACCCTTCTCCTTTTGCGGTCGATCCACGTCCCGCTCGACGGCTTGTCGTCAACGCTCTGGTCCGCAACGAACGCCTTTTCCGAGCCGGTAATGCCCGCCTCGATCTCCTTGCCCTTGTCGGGGTACAGCGCAATGGCGTCGTCTGCGTCCATCCACTTGAGGACGCCAAGGTAGCGAGCATCCGAAAAATCGTGGCGGCTGCTTCTCGGATCGAAGATGAACTCATCCCACGGGATCAGGTTGACCCGAATGTCCTCGGGGCCGTCCATGATGACTTCGGCCGCACCCGCGCCCTCGATCATCCCGCACTCAAAAGCGCCGCTGAAGATGTTGTTCAGCCGCGTCTGATCGCTCACGAACCGCAACGCCTGCGTTACGATGTCGGCGCTTTGCTCGTCGCGTGGCGTGCGCGGATAGGCCTTGGGATCGGTGCGCCTGTTGCGCTCGACGCCCAAAATGCTGTCCACTTTCCTCTTGATGCGGTTGAAGACGATGGGCGGCTGACCGCGCTGCTTGAGGGTCGCGATTTCCTCACGCGTCCATTGTTTGCCGTCGTAATAGTCACGCGCCAGGGCCGAGCGGTCGCGGGCCTCTTCCATCGTGTCGAGATACTCGCGCACCATCTTCCGGATGCGCTCGGCGCCGTCCTCGCCCGCTTCGGGCTTAGGCGACATGCTTACAATACTCGCCAATTGTCCGCCTTTGGTGGGGGTCTGTAGTCGCGTGGTCGCGTCAAGGGTTCAGGCGCGGCAGGCGTGAAGCCTGGATGCGCCATGTCGATCACCATGCCCATCAGGGCGCAGGTATCGACCAGATCGTCATGCTTGCCGGCCGGGAAGCTCAGAAGCTGGTTCAGCACCTTCTCGCCCAGATCCGTCTTCGGAAGGCTCACCTTGCCCATCGCAGCGCGGGCCTGGAATGCCCGGGCGCGGGTCGGCTTGTCCGAGATGGACGGTATCCATTCCGTGCGCGCGAACACGCGCAGCTCGTTCATGCGACGGGTCAGCATCGGCTTGACCGCCTTCACGATCACGCCAGCCTCGCCAAAGTAGCACAACGGGCGATGCTGCTTGAACAGCCGCAACAGCTCCTCGATCCACACATCCGCCGAGGTCTGGCCGGTCCAGCCATCGATCAGCGTCAGCGTGTCCTCGTGATAGTTCCAAACCAGATGCGCGGTCCAATCGCCGCCGTCCTCGGTCACAGCGTAGTCGCTGGTGATGTAGATGTGGCCCAGCTTCGGGGGCTCGTCGTGGCGCTTGAACCAATCGCGCAAGAAGAACGTGCCGTCGTCAGGCGTCGGGTTCTGCTGGTAGAGCGCCTCAAAGTCTCGCGGGCCAATTGCGGCCTTGATGCGCTTCAATGCATCGACGTCATAGCGTTCGGGCCAAAGCGCCTTGCCATTGTGGAGCGCAGGCAGGTTGACCTTGACCCACTGGTCGCCGCCATTGCC